AGTATCTTCGCTTGAGTAAGATCCGAGAGCATGCTTCCATACCGTCCAACCTTTTTTCATTTATCGTACTCATAAACTCCTACGCTCTTTATCGGAGTAAGAAGTGTTAATCGTCTAAATCCAACACGCCTTCGTCAACTAAAAAATCTACTGACTGTTCTATGCCTACTATTCGTCCTAAATGATACGAGGTTATCCCACATCCTGCTACACAAAATAAAAATATAGAGAATAAAATAGTGTCCATAAAAACTCCTGTTTAATTGCTTAATGTATTTCTTAACTTTATGTGACTATTATACCGAATTGTGACTATTTTGTCAAGAAAAATTTTTCACAGAGGTATTGCAAAGAGATCATGAAACTATTGTAAAAATAATACTTGACAAAATATCTATATTTCGCTATAATACGCGTATGAAAAAATATATAAACAAGCCATGGACAGATTTAGAACGAAAGACTCTTTCGAACCATTACAACTTTGAGTCCATGGAAACATTAGTGCAGCTTCTACCAAATCGTACGGAGACTGCAATAAGAAATCAAGTTTTTAACTTGAAGAAAAAAGGGTATAGAATTAAAATATGAGAGTAAATGTAAGAAGAAATAATTTTGATATTGCTTTAAAGATTTTTAAGCGAAAGGTAAAAGAGTCTGGAAAACTAAACGTATATCGCGATAAAGAGTTCTATGAAAAGCCAAGTGAGACAAGAAATAAAGCAAAATCAGCTGCAAAACTAAGAGAACAAAGGAGGCAAAATGCGATTGACAAATCAAGAAAAAGTTATTGAGTTTATGAGTACGTTTGGTCAAGAGGTAAAACTTTATCCTGAATGGCCTGATAATAAAACTTTAGACTTACGCATACAGCTTATCGAAGAGGAAGTAGATGAACTTTTTGATGGTGTAGACCGTAGAGATATGGTAAATGTTGCAAAGGAACTTGTAGACATACTTTATGTAGTCTATGGAATGGGAAATGCTTTAGGAATTGACTTAGATAACTGCTTTCAAGAAGTACATGCTTCAAATATGAGTAAACTTGAAGACGGTAAAGTACTGTACAGTGAGACAGGAAAAGTCTTAAAAGGAAAGGACTATTTTGAGCCAGAGCTAGATAGATTATTTGTAAACTATACAATAGGACAACCATAGTGTTCATCTATCAAACGGATTTTGATACTGAAATTTGTGACGAATTACTTAACTATTTTAAAAGCAACAAAAAATTTCACGAAGCAGGAAGATGTGGAGACGGCATAGATAAAAGTCAAAAGGATAGTACAGACTTAACTATTTTACCACAGCATTTTAGCTCTTCTCCAATTTCTACTTATAAAAAGCTTCTAGACTCTGCAATGCTATCATATGCAATGCAACATTGGAACTGTATTAGCAGGTCTGATATAATCTCGGTAATAGAACCTATGGTTATTCAGCACTATGCGCCCGGGGGTGGCTTTAAGGAATGGCACTGTGAAAGAAATAATTTAGATAATATTACAAGGCACTTAGTTTTTATGACATATCTGAATACTGTGTCTGAAGGTGGAACAGATTTTTATCATCAAGAAGTTACGATAGAGGCAATTAAAGGACGAACAGTTTTTTGGCCCTCAGATTGGACGCATACTCATAAGGGACAAATTAATTACAAGGAAGAAAAATTTATAATAACAGGATGGTATAATATGGTGGACGTATGAGATCAATGTGGGAATTGTACGAGGGAGCAATTCCTCGCATGGAATGTGAAAAAATAATTGTACAGTGTAGACGAGAATGCACATTTGAAGATAAAGCAACATCACTTGAGACATCGGCAGGAAGCTATAAAGCGAAACGTGGTTGGACAGAAAATCATGCTTTAATGGCACTTACAGACAGGTTTACAAGAGATGCAAATCGAAAAGCATTTAATTTGGATGTTAATTATATACCTCCAGTTCAACTTACACAATATGAGGTAGGTGCTTCTTGTGGTTGGCATATTGATGTTTCTTGGAACACAGAACTAGCTTATGATAGAAAGTTGTCTGTTGTTCTTCAACTGTGTGACCCAAACTCATATGAAGGCGGTGTATTTGAATTTGGAGGAGGACCAATTGCTCCCAAAGAATTT